AGCCAGGTAGAGTTATTATGTATAATGGAGTTAGATACCACGATAAGACAATACGAACCAAACATAATGATGAGTATAAACCATTTGCAGTTGAAATTCGTAAAGCACTTGAAAGTGGTGAGGCCAAATATGTTAAGACTAAAGCAAAAAACACATATATCTACTACTTTAAAAAAAGAAAATCAAAATTGTCCAAATGGTTTGGATAATTCAATTTTATTTCGTATATTTGTAAAACAATTAATAAATAAAAAGTATGAAAAAGAACTCTCTTGAAGGTTTTATCGCCCGTTATAACTTGGGTGGTGAGGTTGAGTCAGTAAAAATGACCTCAACTGATTCGGGAATGTCAGTTTCATTCATCTCTGATGATAAGACCCTGTTGGGTACTGTATCGAGTGAAGAAACCGAGTTCCCAAATGGTGAGTATGGTGTTTACACCACATCTCAACTAAAAGGTCTTCTTGGTGTATTAGGTAGCCAAGTTGATGTTAAAGAAGGTCAAGCCGCATTGGTCTTCGGTGATGGTAAAGTATCAGTAAACTATATGTTGGCTGACCTTTCCGTGATTCCTGTTGTGCCTGAATTGAAAGCACTTCCACCTTTCACATCTACCATCACTATGGATGATGACTTTGTATCTACCTTTACTAAAGCAAAGGGCGCAATGTCTGATTCAGACACGTTTACATTCACTTGTAAAGAAAACAAAGGTGAGGTAATTTTGGGTTACTCTAAAATCAACTCAAACCGAATCTCTATCAATGTTGTTTGTACTTGTGATGGTGATGTTGAACCGATTTCATTCTCTGCTAAATACTTGAAAGAAATCCTCAACGCAAATCGTGGTGCTAAGTCATCTTCATTGAAGATTTCACCACAAGGTCTTGCTCACGTTTCATTTGAGCACGATGGATTTAAGTCAAACTATTATCTTGTAGAGGTTAAGTAATATGCAGTTTTGGGACACAGAACCAGCGAAGCCGGAGTTCAACTATGATGTTGAGAAGAAGAAGTTCATTGAAAATATGGACTACCTATCTTCAATGTCAGTAGAAGAGCAGACTCTTTATAAAAAGTGGGAAGAATGGAATTCGGACTTACCCACCGCAATGAAGAGAAAAGCTGCTATGGCTCAATACATTGACCAATTATGGTCACCAACCGACATTATGAATAAGGAGCAAACAATCAAAGAGATTGAAGAACTTGACCCTTATGTTGAGATTGTCGAAGACTCTAAAGAATCAACTCGATGGACTGAAATCCGTAAGTTGATTCATACAATGTCGTTTTCAGCTAATCCAGGTCGTAATGTAAAACTATACATCAAAGACCGAGTTAGTGGTAAATTGTTGGGATTGGTTTCGTTGGGTTCTGATGTTACCTCATTGGGAGTTCGTGATACCTACATTGGGTGGACAAAGGAGAACAAATTTCAAGATGGTCGTTTGAACCACACCACTATCGCAAGTACCATTGTGTGTACTCAACCATTAGGTTACAATTTCTTGGGTGGTAAGTTAGTCGCATGTATGACTACATCTCCTGTGGTTCGTGAACATTGGAAAGAAAAGTACGGACAAGAACTAATCGCAGTAGGCACCACTTCTTTGTATGGTATCCACTCCCAATATAATGGTATTCCTCACTTTAAGACTTTAGGTGAATCGGCCGGTAAGGTTTCCACCAAACCAGATGATTCAGTATATGAAGTTTGGCATCATTGGATTAAAGAAAATCAGACTGAAGAGTATGACCGACAAACAACTCAAAAAGAAGGTATTGAAGGGCCAGTTTCCGGTGTGAAACAACGTATCCTCACAATGATTTTTAAAGAGTTGGGAATCAAACAAAGTCATTATCAGCACGGATTTAAACGTGGTGTATATTTCGCTCAGATGTATGATAATGGTAATGAATTTCTTCGTAATGAGATTGATGAAAGTCAGTTGAAACTAAAGAAGAAGTTTGAGGATGGTGATGAGTACACTATGAATTGGTGGAAACCAAAAGCTATTCGTAGATACGAAAAACTCTTTGATGAGGGTCGTATCAAACCAGAACCACTATTTTACCTTGACATCATTGGTATGTCTTGGGAAGACGCAAAGAAAAAATACTTAAAAGAAGTTGGCCGATGAGTAATTCATTATGGGTTGAAAAATACCGACCAGACACATTGGAAGGTTATGTTGGAAACGAACATATCCTTGAGAAAGTAAAGATTTACATTGAGAATGAGGATGTACCTCACTTGTTACTCTATGGAGTTGCAGGTACAGGTAAGACTACCCTCGCTAAAATCATTACTAATCAGATTGATTGTGATGTAATGTATATCAACGCTTCGGATGAAAACTCCGTAGACGCAGTTCGTGATAAGATTCGTGGATTTGCATCATCTATGGGATTTCGTAAGTGGAAAGTTGTAATCTTGGATGAGGCTGACTACTTGACACCAAACGCTCAAGCAGCACTCCGTAATCTAATGGAGACTTTCAGTAAATCTACTCGTTTCATTTTGACTTGTAACTATGTAGAGAAGGTCATTGACCCTATCCAATCTCGTTGTCAGACATTCGCTATTACACCTCCATCAAAGAAAGAGGTTGCTAAACGATTGTTTGATATTCTAAACGAAGAGGGTGTTGAGTTTCAAAACGAAGACCTTGCTATTCTCGTGAATAGTGGATACCCTGACATTCGTAGAGTTCTAAACGCAGCTCAACGACAAGTGGTTGGTGGTAAGTTGAAGATTGATACTACATCTACAATTCAAGCAAACTACACCGATGATGTAATCAAAGTATTACAAAAGAGTGGTGATATTAAACAACAATTCACCGAAATCAGACAAATCATCGCTGATTCAAAAGTTAAAGATTTTACACCATTGTATCGTTCACTTTATGATGAGGTAGATAACTACGCAAGTGGTAAAGTGGGTCAGACCATCCTAAACATCGCAGATGGTCAATACAAAGACGCAATGGTGGTTGATAAAGAAATCAACGTAATGGCGATGATGTTAAATATATTAATTACATTAGGAAAGTAAATTATGGCAAAATCACAAGAATTGTTTGAGCAGATGCAGGAGTTGTTTGCTCAATTTGAAACGGAACACAATGGTACAACCAAAGCATCTAAAACTCGTGCTCGTAAAGTAATCAACGAGTTGAAGAAGTTGGTAACCGACTATCGTAAGGCATCGGTAGAAGAAAGCAAGTAAGTTATGGCTAAAAAAGGAAAAATAGTAGAAATGGGACAACCTGCAAAGTCCCCACAAATGAATTTGGATGTTACGAAGTTGAAGAACGTAACGTGTCCACAATGTGATGGTATCTTCTTCGATGAACTACAAATGTTCAAAGAAGTACCAGCAGTTCAATCACCAAATGGTCAGGCGTCTATGTTACCTATCCCTGTGGTAGTATGTAACAATTGTGGTACTGTTCACCCAAAATTCACTCCAAAAGAGTTGTTTGAAGATGTCGGAAACCAAGAAGGCTAAGACCTTATTTGAACATCTTTCGGGAATAAAGGAGAAGAAAACTCCTTGGGAGTCCCTTTCAGTTATGGATAGAAAAAGTTTTGAACCATTTATGGTCAATCGATTCTTGTCTATGAATATGGAACTCCTTGAGTTGGTCAACGAGTTACAAATGTACACCATTGGCCAACTCTCTCCCAAAGATGTTTATAAGTTGTATTTAGAGGTTCTGCCCAAGAAAAGGTCGTTTGATAAATACATCAAAGCCAAGGGTAGTGATAAATACAACGATAATGTCTTGGATTATCTATCAAGATACTTTGGGGTATCCCAACGTGAGGTTAAAGACTACCTTGAAATCTTATCAAAGGATGATGTAATTAGTATTATTCAGAAATTCGGTATAGAAGAAAAAGAAATCAAAAAATGGCTGAAGTAATCAGAGAAGCAAAAAACAAAGTAGAGTGGGTTAAAGAAGAAGAACGACCACTTTATGGTGGTACTGAACAATCCGCACGAACATATTGTGAAGAGAACTATCCTGAAATGATGGAAGAGTACAAACGTATTATGTGGGAACAATATGAGACCTTTTGTAAGAAACAACGAAACTACGGACCTGGTAATATTTCCGTAGGAACGCCCCTACAAACTAACGATGATATTAAACTATCACTTACAGGTTTATGGTTTAGAATCAACGACAAGGTACAACGATTGAAGCAAATGGTAGTGTTGGGCCAACCCGATGAGGTGGGTGAATCAGTTCAAGACACATTCCAAGACCTATCGGTTTATGGTATTATCGCCCAAATCGTTCAGAACGGAAAGTGGGCAAAATAAGGATGACTAAATATGGACACGCAATAATGATGGCAGTGTGTGGTATTTTCATATCATCATATAACTTATTATTGTTTTCGTTTTTAGGAGGTCTCCTTATTGG